AATATTTTGAAAACTTAATTTTAGCAAAAGTAGAAACATTAACTTTTGATGACTTTGTCGAAATAGAAGTTCAGATAAATGATTTTGAAAGTGCTGGTGGAGATTTGGGTGAAATTGAAAACGGAGAAGCATTAAAGAAAGAATCTGGACAACTCAAAGCAGAATATGAAGCAATAATTCAAAATCAAGGCAGTCCTGGTTTCCAAGGTAGATTAGACTCTTGGAAAGATAAAGCAGAGAAATTTACAAATAAAGTAAAAAGTGGATTTGCAAATGGATTTAATATGTCAATCGTAAATAGAGAAATAGAAATAACAACACAAGAAACAACTGTTATGGCAGCAGAAAGTTTATCCGAAGCCGTCCAAGCCGGTGAACAAGCACAAAAGAATTTAAGAAACGTATAGGAGTGAATAATGAATAAAAATAAATTAAGAAATATAATCGAATTAGTTGTTCGTAAAGAAGTCAAAAAACAACTGAGCGAGATATTTATTAATGACGAAAAAGAAATTAGTTTATCGGAAACAATTTCTAAACCTAAACCTAAAAAGGTAATTAAGAAAAAACCAATAAAACAATACTCAAAAAACCCAGTTTTAAATGAAGTATTGAATAACACCAAACCATTAGGAGCACCAATGGAAGATGAATATCCAACATTGGGCGGTGGAGTGTTAGGTTCTGACAATATGGCAGAAGTATTAGGTTATGGAGATTTAGGTATGGGTAGTAATAAAGAAAGAGCGAGAGAAATGGCAGCGGTTGATTCAATCAAAAAGGCAGGAGTTTCAATAGACCAAGTTCCTGAAGATGTTCAAAACGCATTAACTCGTGATTATTCTGGACTTATGAAAGCTATTGATAAAAAGAAAAAAGGCGAAGGTAATTACAGACCATAATGGCAAGAAGCGTAAGAGAAATAGATACAAATGATGATGTTTATGTAGGAATTAAATTTCCATTATCCTATGGATTAAATGGATTTTTCTTTCAATCAAAAACAATTCAAGAACAATCAAAATCAAATTTGAGAAACTTATTACTGACTACACCAGGTGAAAGAGTAATGCAGCCAACATTTGGTTCTGATTTAAAATTACTATTATTTCAAAACTTTGACGACATAGCAGAAGATAGTATTGCAGAAATAATAAACGAAGCTGTGGATAGACAATTACCTTATATCAACATACAAGATATTTTTGTTGATAAAGATGAAAGTGGTAATTCAATCGGAATACAAATAGAATATTCCACATCACTTGACCCAAACTCAATAGACGCTTTACAATTACAATTTAACATCGGAGAATAAAAATGCCTACGACTAATTTAAGAGAGGTAGATTACGGAACAAACAAAAAGATAGTTAAGAAAGAAGTTAATTATCTTGGAAGAGATTTTGCAGACATAAGAGCTAATCTTATAGAATTTGCTAAATCTTACTTCCCTTCACAATACAATGATTTCAATGAAGCATCACCAGGTATGATGTTCGTTGAGATGGCTG